CCCAACACACTATATTCCGGGCTCAGTGGTTGGCAAAGCTCTTGAAGCAAAAACTGATGATGGCACAGGTGTTATTGAAGTAGCCGTCGGCAAGGTCTAATATGGAAGAGCGTTATCGCTCAGACTACGAGGGCGAGTTCGTCGTCACCAGCAATCGCTTGGTTGGCGGCAAGAAGATCCAGGAAAGGGAGTGGATCCAAAACCCCATAGAAAATCAACACATATCAGGCCGTGCAGTGGCCATAGCCAACGGTGAGTCAAGGGCCAATTTTCCCATCAAACGACTAGAGAATCACAGGGGAGGCCTATTGGGCAAGCTCAGATTACAGTCATATGGCACGGGTCGCGTCTGTGACGAGATTGTCTGTAACTTCTACATATCAAAGGATGAGGAAACACTACAGAGACTGGTTGACTCCAAATATGTGGTCAAGACGGTGGTATATTCGTCAGCGGGCAAGTGTCTCAAATTTCCCGGAGAACTATATCTCGTGCCATATGGAATGCCATTGAGTGAAACGTCATTGGCAGTTTGGTTGGCATGTTTTGACGGCCATAGCGAGATCTTCATGATAGGGTATGACTTCGTTGACGGGCAGAATCCGGGATTGGTCAATGAGATATTGGACATCATGAAGACATACAACAAGACCAAGTTCACACGTGTCTCAAGTTTCATTCGGAACAGGGTTAGGATGGACACACCGGAGTCATGGAAGGATTGTAGGAATTTCTCTGAAATGACCTACGACCAATGGGTCAGCTACTGTGACGTCTAAATGATTCCTCTACAGTTCTAACCTTACTCCTAACTTCTTCAATGTTCATGGTTGACCATAGACCAGGGTGTAGTGGTTTGGGTATCTCATTGTTATTGATCCACGCATAACCCAAGTGTTCGCTGTTCAGCAATGGTGTGAATTCAGTGGGTACCACTGCGAAGAATGTATGATATACGAAGTGTCCATCGTTTGATGTGAACTGTTCCATGGGGATGACACGCTCTGCAATGGGAAACATTCCTATCTCCTCTGAACACTCTCGCTTCATGGCATCCAACAGGCTCTCGCCGTCCTCGACCTTACCCCCCGGCAGTCCCCACGTTCCCGGATGCTTGGAATCGTTACGTAATAGATATAGATATCGCTGTGTGGATCTGGAATAGAACCAGACACCCACTGCGTTCAAAGTACCAGACTCCAATCTCCACCCCTGTATAATCCCTGATAACTCCTTACCCACTCGGTGCCAGTCCATTTATACTGTATGCCCGTGGTAATATTGGTAACGAAATCAGTGATGTTAGTTGATTGGTCCGGTGTCTGATTTGATGCGTCCCAGACCACGTTCCATACCCCGCCGTCGTATTCTATGATGTCATTCTTGTCAGCTACTAAATTGCCCCAGGCCACTGCATTCTCATCATCCTTGGAACTACCAATAGTGTCTGTCAATAGATAGCGTTGTCCCTGGACCGCCGCCGCCAAACCGACACCTGGGCCGCTGGCCAATGGGTCTATAACAGCCGTTACGGCTGTTAGCGTATTGGTGGGGATGGTGTCGGAGTCCAGGCTGAACAAAAGAAACCTATCATCTGTCGGATGCAGTGCAACAGTCCCAACTATTTCCGCATCTTGGTGTGCTGACGTCAGTCTAATCTGACTGATACCGCTACGTAGGGTTCCGTAATTATCAATGAATCCTTGCCATTTCACAGGATCGCTGGCAGTGATCATTGCCGGTGCTGATAAAGTATCTCTTGTGGGATCCACCTGTTCCTGCCTCAATAACTGTAACTGATTACCTATAAGTATAACCTGGTAACCAAAGGGAGTGATCTTCTGTCTGGTGCCCATTAATATGTCATCATCCATTATGGCGTCTGCAACATTGCCGTCAGTGTCATATATGGACGCTATGATCTTGTGTATGACCCCCATCTTCTTAACCTTGGCAGGCATCGTGATCCAGATGGGTATGCTAAATGTCAATGTGGTCATGTCAATGGTATCATCGGTCCCTAATGGAACTGATCTTGAGCTCCAGTTGACCCCTGTGAGTTCGACAACACTCAATGATGTCCAATCAATATAGTTGTCTGTGGACTGTATCTCCATTGATGGGTTGAACATGGGTAGTATCTGTTCGAGTATCTGTAACTTCTGTTGCGTGTTGGATGCCCACACGTCCAACTGTATGGTCATGTTGTATGGCACAGGCATCAGACGTTCGATGGTAAAGGCGTTGCCCTGGGTCTGTTCATAGGTCTGTGTGTCCTCGTCCCACTTACGTTGTTTGAGAGTTTTCTTGTCAACGAAGTAGGGTTCCTGTACACGATCTCTGGCGTAATCCAATGCAGTTATATGGAAGGTCATCATAGGAGCACTCGGCATCTTGCTCCTTGAGTTCTGTGCGATTATCTGTGAGGCTTGTCTTGATGCGTCACCATATCTTACAGGAACACGAACCAATGTCGGCGCTCCGGAGTTGTCAACACCATACTCTACCTGATAGTTTGAGAACATCCTCGTGAATTGAATGAGGAAGCGCCTTATCTGGTCGTCGTAAAAGAAGGGTACTGTCTGTCCTGCCATTAGTTATCCTTTTTGGGGTTAAGCAAGTCGCTCAATGATTGGCTACTTGGTATCGTGCCCCTCTCTGTTGTTGCTATCGTTGCTCGATTGCCCTGGAATGATTCTTTCAATGTCTTGTTGTCTGTATCGCCCGGTGTTAGTTCTGTTCTCACGCCATCCTCCACTTTAACCCATCTGGTGCCATTAAATCTAAATAATCTATTAGGGAAGTAATCCAGTCTCAGTGCGTAATCTCCATTACCTGGGTTACTTGGAAAACTTACTCCTGGAGTGACTGGTAAGCCATTGGGCGGAAGGTTGTTGCCAGTCATGTAGCCCACTAGGTAACCATCAACTGTTGGTGTTCCTGGTTTGACTGGTTCGTCATTTACTGTGGCTGTGACATAGAATGCAGTATTGTCATAACCACTGCGTGGAACTTCAACTTCGGCCTGCTGTACAATGGCATCATTGATCTCTTGATCCTTGTTCTTCATTGACACGAAGTCTTCAATGGTGCCCGCGCCAGGATTATCTGGATCAATAGGTTTGTTCAGGATGTCATCGAATTCCTGTGTGGCCACCATTGGAGTCGCCTTGACTCGCCATAGGTGTGGTAACCAAGTTGGGGAGAATCCCTCGGCCGCGAATGCCGCATCCTGTATCACGTAATATCTTGGTAGTGCCTTGGGTATTAGGTTGTTGGTATCCAACGGATGATAGTCTTTTAAGTTTGGAAATTCTAAAACGTCACCTGCCACTAACTTACGTCCCAATGTGTCGATCATGTCATTGTAATGGAACGTTATGAACAGTGTATCACCGTTCAGGAACAAGCCAAACTGTGACAGATCAAAATCAATATCCTGGACATTGTAGACACCACGCATGACATAGACGTCATCGTCGTAGTTCCTGTTCCTGTTCTCTAGGAACAACAAGTCCTCGACATTTAACGGGTCTTCGGTATCGTATATTGGTTGGGTGACATCGCCTTGATCCCTGACTGAACTGTCGCCCACTATCTTAGGACCTAGATACTTATGGACGAAGATGTCCACACCACCAACGGTGTACATCTCACTGATGGTCTTGTCTAGGAACTTGTAGTCGTTAGTCTTGTTTGGTCTGTATAGGCTGAGTCTTGGCATAAATTATTTTCCGTTGTAACTATTTATCGCCACTTTTGGTTGACCTTAAAATAGGAAAGTGATAAAATAGTGTTATGCTACAAATTAAAACTTCAGAAGACTGGTCCAGGATAGAACAAGAATTAACAAATTCTACAAAAAACCTACCTTTTCACGTAAGAAAAGACCTGGACAGGATAAACAAAAATATCTGTGATCTGGTTTCTGAGTTAAGTAAAGCGGAAATTGAATGCAGAAGGCAACACAAGCCAACCAGAACTTTTATAGAATTACAGGAAAAATGTAAC